GAAAATAGTAAAGGTGAAAAACTTCCTTCAACAATCCTGTTCGAAGAAGATTCATCTTCAGGTTTTGAGAACGTTAAGTCAACGAGTTTGGCTTTACCAATCTTAAAACTTTTACAAAATGGTTCTGGAGAAGCACAGAAACGTAATCAAAATTACGTAGAAGGTTCTGAACCAGGCATGCTTTTAAATACAGTTACTAAAAAATTGTATGATGGAGCAAAAGGAGTAAGTGTTATTCCTTGCCATTATAAGTTAGAATATCAAGAGTGGTCTGATTTTGGAACTGGTTCAGGTAGACCAGAGAACATATATGCAGATGGTTCTGATATTCTGGACAAAACAACTAAAGACGGTATGGGTAAAGATAGACTTGAGAATGGAAATTACATTCTTACAGTTGGTCAACACTTTGTAGTAGTTGCAGGTGAAGACGGATCCACTGAAACTGCTTTAATATCTATGAGTTCATCTCAAGGTAAAATAAGTAGAAAATGGAATTCCATGATGATGTCTATCACTATGGATGGTAAAGACGGGCCTTATACGCCGTCGTCTTTCAGTCACATTTATAAGTTAAGTACAGTATTGAATTCCGGTAAAGGAAATCAATGGTACGGATACAATATTCAGAAAGTAGGCCCTGTGAGTAACAGCAGTCTATATGAGAGAGCTAAGCAGTTCTATCAAAGTTTATCTAAAGATAAACAGTAATCTGGATCATGCATGGGGAGGCTTTGGGAGACTGAAGCCTCTCATAAAAATAAATGGGACAAATGTTAGAAAGATTTAAACAAATATTCTCTGGTTTGGAGATAGCATATGGACAAACTAAAAAGACTGATGACTTTTCAGAAACTGGAAAACATCAGACTAAATCCTTTACTATAAAAAATCCACCAACAGATAAACTATGGCAAGGACATCTTAACGGAGAAGATCCTGCTTTAGGTATTGTACCTATTAGAGAAGATAATAGATGTAAATGGGGATGTATAGATATTGATACTTATCCTTTTGACCATAAAAGTTTTATTAAAAAAATAAGAAGTAAGAACATACCTATGATTTTATTTAGATCTAAGTCAGGTGGTGCTCATGCTTTTTTATTTACTAAAGATTTTGTTCCTGCAAGTTTAATGAGAGTTAGATTAAAAAAGATTGCTGCAGAACTTGGCTATGCCAAAGCAGAAATATTTCCTAAACAAGATTATATACGAGCAGACAGAGGAGACACAGGAAGTTTTTTAAACTTACCTTATCACGGAGGAGATAAAACAATTAGATATGCTTTTGATGATGAAGGAAACTGTTTAACTTTAAATCAGTTCTTTGATATGTATGAGAAATACTCATTGTCAGAAAAGGAATTAGCTAACGTAAAGAAAACAAAAGAAAAAGAAAAACTTGAAGACGATAACAATCCCTTAAAAGGAGCACCTCCTTGTTTAATTGCAATATCTAAAGAAGGTATTCCAAATGGACAAAGAAACAATGCTATGTATAATTTTGGTGTATACCTTAAGAAAAGACATTCTTCTGATTGGGATCTAAAGATGTATGACTACAATAAAAAATATTGTACTCCACCTTTAGAAAGAAAAGAAATAGAAATTTTAATTAAATCATTAGAAAGAAAAGAATACCAATATAAATGTAAAGATGAACCTATCCAATCTTTTTGTAATGCTAAACTATGTGTAACACAAGAATTTGGAGTAGGAGATGGAGCACCTAGTCCTACTATAACAGAGATAAGAAAATATGATTCAGACCCTCCTATATATTTTGTAACCATTGATGGAGAAAGTGTTGAAGTAGATGATGTTACATTACATGATTCTGAAAAGTTTTCTGTAGCTTCCATGAATCAATTAGGCAGGCCAATGCTTCCTGTGGGAAAAATTATATGGAGAAAAATGTTAATTCATCTATTTAAAAATTTAGGTGAAGTACCAGCACCAGAGTCTTCTAAAATAGATGTTCAAGTAAAAGAATTATTAGCAGACTTTATTAACAAAGCTCCAGGTAAAGAAATGAAGGACATAAAAAGAGGTTTACCTTATTCCGATGAGAAAGAAAGTTTCTTTAAGTTCAAAGATTTTTGGAGATACCTACAAAGATCTAAGTCTTGGCCAGATAAAACATATCCTAAACAAAAAACATTGAGACTACTAGAATCTTTATTTGATGCAAAAGAAAATACAAAAAGTATAGAAGGTAAGAACACAAGAATAATTGAAATGAAAACAATTAAACTAGACAAACCAAATTTAAGAAAGACTAATATGAAAGATGTACCTTTTGCATGAGAACAATAATTCCAGGACCACCAGGAACAGGTAAAACTTATAAACTAATAAATAAGTATCTAGAACAAGAGATAAAAAATGGTGTAGATCCTAGCGAAATAGCTTACATAACATTTAGTAAAGCTGCAACAGTTGAAGCTGAAAAAAGAATAGAAGATAAATTTCCTAAATTAAATTTTGAATATGTATCTACAATGCATTCTATGGGTAGTAGAGAACTAAAAATAGATACCAATAAAGATTTATTAAAAGGAAAGAAATGGAAAAACTTTAAAAACTTTTCTCAAATATGTAGAGATATGTCTTTTGAAACAAGAGTAGGTCCTAGTGGTATTCCTCAATATCAAAATAATAACATGAAAATTATTGATTACTCAAGATCTAAAAAAATATCTATTCAGGATGCAGCTGTTGAATTAGATCTACATCAATATGTAGATCTTTGGTTAACAGATCAAATCTATCAAGACTTAAAATTATATAAAGAGAATACAGGTATGGTTGAGTATTGTGATATGATTACAAAATTTATTGAGAAAGATAAATGTCCAAACTTGCAGGTAGTATTCTTAGACGAAGCACAAGATTTAAGTCCTTTGCAATGGGATATGTTTTTTTACATTGAGAAAAATTGTAAGCGATCTTATATTGCAGGAGATGATGACCAAACTATATATACTTTTCAAGGCGCTGATCCTAGTATATTTATAAATTTAGAAGGCAACAAAGATCCTCTAACTAAATCTAGAAGAGTTCCAAGAGTAATACATAAAAAAGCTATAAGCATCTTAAATAACATAGAGAACAGAATGGAGAAGCAATGGGAACCTAGAGACGAAGAAGGAAAGGTTATTGAAAATTGTTATCTAGAAGATTTAGATCTAAGCAAGGGGCAATGGATGATATTAACTAGAACTAATAAAATGTTAGAACCTATAGGTGAACATTTATCTTCTTTAAATTTTAGATTTGATAGTAAAGTAAATAATATATTACCTAAAGAATTATTACAAGCATATAGGATTTGGATTAGATTAAATAATGGAGCTACTGTTAGCGGAGAAGAAGCAAAAGAAATATATGAATATTTAAACTACAACAAAGGACATGTAAAACATGGTTTTGCTAGCGGCAATAGTTTAGCAAATGTAAACTCTGTTAATTTAGAAAAACTACAATCTGAGCACGGTCTTCTAGTGACGGGAAGCTGGGAGCAACTACATATACCAGAAGAAAGTAAGTCTTACATTAAAAATTTATTAAAGGAAGGAGATGATTTAACAAAGAATGCAAGAATAAAATTGTCTACTATACACGGAGTAAAAGGAGAAGAGTGCGATAATGTAATTTTATATACAGATATAGAAAATATAATATACGAATCAGCGAGAAGAGACCCTGACACGGAGCACAGAATATTTTTTGTAGGAGTAACGAGAGCAAAAGAAACTTTATACATTATGGAACCAACATCAGACTATCAATATAATATAGGAGACCCAATATAATGACAGCGTACAAGAAACAAGTAGGAGGATCTCATTACAAAGATATGAAGATTCAACCAAGTCAATTTATAAACGAGAACCGTTTGCCTTTTGCAGAAGGATCAGCTATAAAATACATATGCAGGCACGCAGCGAAAGGTAAAGAACAGGACATAGAAAAAGCAATACACTACTTAGAAATGATACTTGAAAGGGATTACTCATAATGTTTGAAGCTCAAAAAGAATGGATTTGTCCAGATGCTTTTCCTGATTTAAGTAAAGAAAAATACATAGCAATTGACTTAGAAACAAAAGATCCAAACTTAAAATCAAAAGGATCTGGTTCAGTTATTGGAGAAGGAGAAATTGTGGGTATAGCTTTAGCAACTAAAAGTTGGTCAGGTTACTATCCCATAGCACACGAAGGTGGAGGTAATTTAGAAAAACAAAAAGTTTTAAATTGGGTTAAAGAAGTTTGTTCTAATTCTGCAACAAAAATATTTCATAACGCAATGTATGATGTATGTTGGTTAAGAGCATACGCAATACCTATCAATGGTTTTATTGTAGATACTATGGTTATGGCATCTTTAATAGATGAGAATAGATTATGGTATAGTTTAAATAGTGTATCGTTTGATTATTTAGGTAAAACTAAAAGTGAAGCAGTGCTAAGAGAAACTGCAGACTCTTGGGGAATAGATGCTAAATCAGAAATGTATAAACTACCTGCAATGTATGTAGGATCTTATGCAGAGAAAGATGCAGAACTTACTTTAGAATTATTTGAAGTGTTATCAAAAGAATTAGGAAGTCAAAAACTACATCAAGTATTTGATTTAGAAACTCAATTGTTTCCTTGTTTAATAGATATGAAATTTAAGGGAGTAAGGGTAGATGTAGAAAAAGCACATCAGCTAAAAAATAGTTTAATAGCAAGAGAAGAAAAGCTGATGAAAGAAATTAAAGATGAGACGGGTGTCGAAGTCCAGCTTATGGCAGCGAGAAGCGTGGCTAAAGTTTTTGATAAACTAGGATTAAATTACGAGAGAACTCAAAAATCAAAAGCACCTTCTTTTACTAAAAACTTTTTATCTAAACACACTCACCCAACAGTTAAAAAAATTGCACAAGCAAGAGAAATAAATAAATCTCACTCTACTTTTATAGATTCTATTTTAAGGTTTACACATAAAGGAAGAATACATGCAGATATAAATCCAATAAGATCAGATTCAGGTGGAACTGTAACAGGTAGATTTAGTTATAGGAATCCAAATCTACAACAAATTCCAGCGAGAAACAAAGAACTAGGGCCATTGATACGATCTTTATTTATACCAGAAGAAAACCATAAGTGGGGTTGTTTTGACTATAGTCAACAAGAACCAAGATTAGTAGTACACTATGCAGCTACAACTGAACCCATTTGTTTTGATGATTCTGTTTCAAACATAATAGAACAATTTAACACTGATAGTGTAGACTTTCACCAAACTGTTGCTGATATGGCTAACATATCTCGTACTCAGGCTAAGACAATTAATTTAGGATTGTTTTATGGAATGGGTAAGGCAAAGTTACAAGCAGAGCTAGGACTAAGCACAAAAGAAGAAGCTGAACAATTGTTTAATAAATATCATGATAGTGTTCCTTTTGTAAAAGATTTAATGAATACTACTTCTAAACGTGCAGCAGAAAAAGGTTCAATAGGAACTTTGTTAGGACGTAGATGTAGATTTAATAAATGGGAGATAGATGAATTTAATCCTGGTGTAATGTCCTCACCCATGACTAAAGCAGAAGCCTTAGCTAAAGCTAAAGAAAAAACAGATAAGACAAAAGAAAACGGAGGAAAAGGAAAATACTTTGGAATAAAAAGATGTTGGACATATAAAGCATTAAACAAATTGATACAAGGTTCAGCCGCAGATATGACAAAAAAAGCAATGTTAGATTTATATAAAGAAGGCATTGTACCGCACATACAAATTCATGATGAATTAGACATATCTGTAGAATCTGATAAACAAGCTAAAAAAATTGTTGAGATTATGGAAAATGCTGTTAAATTAAAGATCCCTAATAAAGTAGATTATGAATCAGGAAAAAATTGGGGAGATATTTATGGATAACTATGGCTTACTTAAATGCAAACATACCAGCAACGTACGCACAAATAAAAAGAGAATATTTATATGATTGTAAAAAACATCATGGAGAAGTTGAAGACTGTATTGTATTTGGTATATCAAGTATTACTGGACGTGGTATACTTTTTCACGCTATTATGGAAAATGGCGCAGTTTTCTATAGGCTCCCTATTTCGGCTTTTATTCAACGTGGTTTTAAACCGGAGTCTGTTCCCATTAAAAGACTTGATGAACTTCAGCTCTGGAATTCTTTTTCTTATCATCCTGCTGTTAATCATTGGGATATTCTAGGCGCCGCCTCAGGCAAATACATAGGTAAAGACAAAAAATGGCACCATGGTAAATATTTATTTACTATTGACTGGGCTCACCCAGATGCTAATATATTAGATACCGATCATTCGGAAATTCCGCACGAACATAAGTGCGCACACATAATTGCTTTAGATGATGGCAACTATGCGGCTCAGCCAAACAATAGATGTATATGGGACCTACCTTCTTTCACAGTGAAAGATACTATTCCTGATTGGAAGGTACAAACAAGTGAATGGAATGTAGAAGATACAGGTCAATGGAAAACAGAAGACACTGATAATTTTTTCTACGAAATTGAGGAGAAAAAAAATGATTAGATATTTAAACAATTGGTACACTAAAATTAAAGACTGCCCAAAAGAAGATAAAATAGTCTTAATATATAGATGTGTAGTGGTTTCTTCTATTATAATTTTATTTATTAAATAAGGAGACAACGTGATTAATTCATTAAAAAAAATGTGGATAAAGTATACTGAATGGTTATTTAGTGTTCATGAAAAGATTTGTGAAAAATGCAAACATGATTGTCACTGTGCAGAAGAACTTCATTCAGATGAGTACGGAGTTTGTACCTGTGATAAGTGTGAGTGCTAATGAAAATATCTGAAAATACATCAGTAAGTATGCCAATGAAAAATATGATTGGTATTGTTGTAGCTGTAGCTATGGGAGTATTTGCATACACAGAAGTTACATCAAGACTTACAAGTTTAGAGACATCAAGAGAATTATTTCAAGCTGACTTACTTAAAAAATCAGAACAAAAACCAACTGACCAAGAACAATTTATGTTGATAGAAGACATATATAAAACGGTAGAAAAATTAGAAAAAACACAAGAGCAAAACATGACTAACAAAGTTAACATACAATTTATAAGAGAACAGTTAGAAAAAACTTTAATAGATGTTGAGCACTTAAAAGATAAAGTTAGAAAAAATGGAAATGGAGCACACTAATGATTGAAACTGTTGTGGCTTTATTAATGTTTGTAGGTGCTGAAATTAAAGAACATAGAATACAGCCTTCTATGTCAGAGTGTTTAAAAGGCAAACGTCTTGCTACTCGTACAGCTTCTGCACAAACAGAGTTTAAATGTATTAAGACTAGAGCAGAGTTAGAAACTAACATTGATGGTAGTACAAGTATTAAAAAAATAGTATTGGGGTTGTAGATGAGAAAAAAACCTTTAATCTTAACTAACCCTGTTAAGGGCAGGTTGGAATCTTTAAAAAAATTAACATTACTAATATGGGCTGTTTTTTTATTATTTATTTTTAATCTAGAAACAAATATTAAATCTGCAGAAACTCAAAGCAATGTAAGTGGATCTAACACATCAATTGAAGGAGGTTATACTGGTGGTGCAACTACATATCAATCAGGGTCTTCATCTGCCACAACTACAAATAGCACAAGTAATTCTAATATAAGATCAGCACCGCCAACAGCATCAGCTCCGTCATATAATTCTATGACACAAGATGTATGTAGCACAGGTGCATCAGCAGGAATACAAACATTCGGTATAGGTATAACAGGCGGTAAACATTTTATAGATAAAAATTGTGAACGATTAAAATTATCTAGAATACTAAATGACTTTGGTATGAAGGTTGCAGCAGTTGCTATTCTATGTCAAGATGAGAGAGTGTTTGAATCTATGATACAAGCAGGTACACCTTGTCCAATTGATGGTAAAATAGGTAGAGACGCATTAGTCTTATGGAAAAAATATGACCATGAAAGACCTGATCATAAAACATATATTAAACGTATGAAAAAAAGACAAGTAATAGATGAGGCTATAGAGATTAAAATATTAGATACAGAGAATGACTAATAAAATTAAACCTTTAATACTAGCATTCTTTGTTTTGTATTTTGTAATACAATGCACAATAGGTAAAGCAGAAAATGATACTGCAACATCTACAAACATATTACCTAACGCAGGCACAACATCTTCTAACAAAGATAATTTTAATTTAGATGGTGTTCAATCTGGGTCTACAGGTGCATTAGAAAATAACTCTACACACAATGGTTTCGATATAACTTGTCCAACACAAGTTAATAATGCCTGTGGTACAGCGTTTAGTGGTGAGTTAGAGGCAAGCTATCAAATGAAAGTGGGTGCAAGTGGCACACTGCTTGATATAGATGGTGTTGAAGCAGGTACAACATATACTACAACACAAAGAAAATTAAATGGTGGTATACAATTAAACAGTTCAATTAGTATGCAAAACTGTGAATGGGGAGGTTCAGCAACTCCTTGTGGTGGATCAAATGGTGCACAAGATAGTTACAAACTTCACATAAAAATAAAAGATGCACAAGGTAATACATTAGCTGACATGACTACTACACGACTAGATGACTCTGGTTATTATAGTAACAGCCTAAAAAATTTAGATAACCTTGTGTACAATGGTACAGGTGCAGCGTCATACGAATGGTATTGGGAAGGTTATGATGGATCACTAAATACAAGTACATCTAATCTAGGACCAAATTTATTAGGTGCAGAGTTGCTATTAGATTTTCCAATAGATGATCATGAACCATTATCAACACAAGAGATAGCAGATATTAACGAAGCATTAAACACAACAGAACTTACAGAGAATGAAATCTATGACATTATATCTGGACTAGAATCTAAGATAGAAGAAGAGTTTAGACTTACAGGTAAATTAGAAGAAGGTACAAGATTAGAAGTTAGTATAGAAAAAGGTATAACATTTGAGATAGCATCTAAAGAAACTGGTGCTATTGTAATGGAATCACCAATGGTAGCACAGATTATGGAAGAGATGCCTATTGAAACATTGAAAGAAGAAATGGTTTCAATGATTCAAGAAGAAGGTAAAACATTTATGCAAGCTCTAGAAGAAGCACCTAAAGAAGAAAAACCTGTAGAAACAGTAAAAGAGGAGATAACAAATGAACCTAAACAAAAGCAAAAGATTACACAACAGCCTAAAGAAACGATTACAAAGGAAGAACCTAAAAAAAATGCTCCAAGGGAAACGGTCAAAGCAGAGAAGAAACCCAGTAGCAAAGGCGCTGTTAAGTCTACCAGAGCTAAGGCAACAGGTAGCGAGAAGCAAGCGGCTGTACAAGAGGGTAAAGCTAAGGTTGCAAACATTGCTAAGATAATGAAGAAAGTAGATCAGAATGTTAAAGATAAATCTAAAAATTTGCAACTAAAAAATTTAATAAAAATGGATGCAATGACTAGTGACCAAGTGTCATTAAATGTGTATAATGTCGAGTTTTATAAATTAAAAGATATATACCTAGACCAGTTAAATATGCAGGATAATAGACAAATATATGCAAATGTCAGTCTTGCAACTTACGTTCAAAATGATAAGCTTAGTATTAATAGAAAAAAATTAATTGAAATTAACACAAGAAAAAATCAATTAAAAATAGAATTAAATAGGTTACGTAATGGTTAGTTTAAAAAATAATTTAGCATCTATCGCAGCTCTTATAGCAGCTGTTGTTGCCATCGGTGGTGGCTTTGCTAAATTTGGAGAGATGCAAACTAAATTAGACGCACTATCAAATGCAGAAGGTGTAGATCTTTCTGGAATACAAAAAACAGTTCAAAGACTAGAAAAAGACATAGCCATTATACAGACAGAGAACAAATTATTTAAACTTACAATAGAAGAAATTAAAGCACAGTCTAATAATCCTTTATCTCAATAGAAATAATGAAAACAAACCTATTGGTTCATAAGCATTTAATTATCCGTGCTGAATCAAAGAAACCTATTACAAGTGAAGAGAAAGCAGTATCATGGATGAAAGAATTAATAGAAAGTTTAGACATGAAAATTTTTATAGGACCTTATGCAAAATATTGTAACATGGAAGGCAACAAAGGTTTAACTGTCATGGCTGTTATAGAAACATCACATGTAGTTATGCACGTTTGGGATGAAGTAAATCCTGCCTTAATTCAATTAGATATATACTCGTGCGGTGATTTTGATGAGCATGACGTATGTAAAAAAATAAGTAAAGACTTTGATTTATCTAAAATAGAGTATAAG